ATTACTAAACTGATTAAATGTAAAATCAGAATCCCCAGTAAAAGCACCGTTATATGCAAATTGCACTTGATTGTTAGAGCCTCCGGGACTTGCACCACCATTAGCTTGTACAAACGCAGTCGTAGCTACCTTAGTAGTATTATCTCCTACTGATTGAGTCGTTGCAGTAACACCATTATTAAGGGAGCTTGTTGATGATAAATTACCTTCAAAACCACCACCTCCAGTTATCAAACCCGAAGCGGTTATTTGAGCTACAGAAATCGTTGCAGAAGTATCAACTAAATCTCCTGTAATATTTCCTGAAGCAGCAATATCTACACAATTAACATTTGCCGTTGCGGTTAAATTAGTACCATTAACATTACCTGTTGCCGTTATATTACCTAAAGCCTTAATGTCAGCAAATGAAAATATACTATCATTCCCTGATGCAGAATTAGTAGCAATAATATTATTTGCATAAAGGGTGTCTCCGTTTGGATTGTAATAAAAAGTTTGGTCTGCTGCAAAGTTACCATTATCATTATATTGAACAGGTTTTAAGTTAGCCCCTGTTCCATCACCGGCAGGTGAGGTTGTTCCACCTCCAACTGTTGAATAGTTTGCCTGATATATAATAGAGCCTGTTGGGTAGTCTACCGTTGGCGATATAGTAGTACCAACACCACCTAACTTAACTATAAAGTCATCTTCATAGCCAGTTGCAGGTTGATTACCATAAGTGTTTTCTATCAATAATGGATTAGAGCCATCCGGATAGGCTAATATAACTACAGAACCTTGTTCTATTGTACCTCTTATGTTTTCCTGTAAAGATATTACAGATAAATCCACACCTTCAGCTAAAGATGAATCTGTTAGTCCGTAAGATTGGTCGGTTAATATTTGGTCAACCCTTCCGTTAAGCTCTCTAATTGCACCATTTAAAGATGATACATCGCTTGATATTTTTTCTATTGATTTACCCATAATTAATCACCTTTTATTCTAAACCATTCACCACTCATAATTTCACTTTCAGCCTTTAATGTTCCACCTAAAAACATATAATAATCAAACACTCCATCATCGTTAAGAGAATACTTTATTATTTTTCTAGGAGATATATTGTTGCTTTGGATGTCCGCTTGGAGTATTTTTAATGGGCTTTTTTGCGGCTCTAGAAACTCTTTAACAAGCAATTGAGTAAAGTTTTCTGCACCTGCAGAATCTGATCCTCTTTGAAATAATGCGGTAACAGACTCATTGTCAATATTAGTTAAAGCGTATGTCGCATCAGTCTCTGTAATACCTATTTTTACATCAGATAATTCAAAACTTTCACTAGCAGTATTACTTGATTGACTTTCAGTATATCTAGCCTCGTTTGTTACTGAAGATGTTGTTTCTTCGACCTCTAAACTTATCTCTCTTGTAGTAGAGTTTTTAGTGATACCATTTTGGGTAGTTGGGTTTCTTAAAAAAATTGCACCTCGACCACCCGGATTATAAGCTCTGAAATCAATAGTAGTATCTACTTTGATGAAAATATTACTAGTATCTGTAAGTTGAGGTATGTCAAAGTTAAACTTTAAATGTTGTCTAAACTTATATTTGTTGTTATTTGAAGAAGTAGGTAAATCTACCTTAATAATATTGTCAGGGTTTTTATAGTCTAGATAAGCACTTGAGCCGAATGTTCCTGCGTTTTTTAAAGCCCCTGTAACTGTTGACTCATTAAATGTAGTGCTATAAACACTATTTGTAGAGTCGGAAGCCGGTTCTCTAAGTAAGCCTCTAGATAAAACTATTACCTTCTCTGTGCTAGACCACTCTAAATCTAAGCCGTTAGAATTTAAAGTCAGATATTTATCTCCTGTAGATGAAGTAGCTTTTATTGTTATATAGGAGTTAAATGTTTGATGAATAGAGTAAAACGTATCAAGTGCAGCAAGGGTAAAGTTAGCTTGAGGAATTGTTTCTATGTATGTAGAGTCCCACTCTAATTTGTAATCTTGATCCGCTATAATTTGACCCCCATAAGTAAAGTTAGGGTCAGTTATGTCAATATTAGAAGGTAAGAAGAAAGCGGAAGAAACCGATTTAAATGTTGTACTTACACTCTTAAATGGGGCTTCATAAGTAAAGCTAGACCCACCTAGTATTCTAGTGTTTGACTGGTCTACTGTTAAATTAGAAGAAAGTGTTGCCGGGAAGTTTTCAGGACTATTTCTGTAGTATTTATAAATAGTATTAGTTCCGGCAGTATTATCAACGTAATGATTTGGTTGTATAAAATTGTAAGAACCATCTGATAAAAACCCTACACAATTAAATATCTTTAAGGCTTCTTTAAACGCATCTGACTCTTTATATTCAAAAGGAAAGTTACTATTATTAGCAAATGCACCTTTACAAATATAATACTTTTGTGCATCATCTTGAGTTGAAGCGGCATCAGCAGCAGTATGCCAATCAATTGCCGTTTTCATATATGGAGCTGAATAAGGTAAAGGCACATCCTCTCGGCTATAAACCGAAACATATTCTATAACACCTGTAAAGCCATCATTTGTAAATAAACGAAATCCATTAGACTCTGGTGGTGACTGAGTTGAATTATCTGACTGAAACCAATTAAAGTTTTTAATTCCTGTGGATGTAATAGTTCCTAGTGTTAAACTGCTGCCACCACCATCTTTAATGATTAACGTACCTGTAGTATAGCTAGTCACCTTTATATTTGCACCGTACTTCTCTCCCGGTATTAAAGTATTACCCTCGCAAGATAATGGTTTTCTAGTTCCAGTCTGTCCGTTTATATTTAATAGATTACCTGAAATGGTATCATTTGAAAGTATATCCCACCCTTTATTTATTGTAGAAGAATCAAAGTTAGGGTTTACGACTAAGTTAGTATTTGCTACATTTGTGTTTTGTATAAAATCTGAAAATACACGAGCAATATTATAATTGTCTTGCTTGTCAGCCTCATCATCAAAAAAAGAAATGCCTTGTTTGTCATAATATCCATAAGAATCAGTAGATGTAATTCTGGATGTATAAGGATATGGTAAATTTTCTATTACATCAAAGCCGGGTTGAATCCATCCAAACCACCATATACCTGAACTACTAGAAAAATTCTTATATATTCTTATAAAATATTTTTTAAATCCACTATCTAATATGTCATATAAGTCAGTTTCATCATCATCATTCTGCACTATAAAATTTAGAACACATTCTGAACCTAAAAATATTCTATCTCTAGTAGAACCCTGACCATTCCAAGTAACTTCAAAACCTTCGCCTTCTAAAGTCATCTCAGTTGATGTGCCTGAAAAACCTTCTTTGTGAATCTCTACATACCAAGTTGTACCCAGTTCACCTTTTATAGTAGTATGTCTATACTTATTATATGTTGCCATATCCGCTTACCTTCTATTTTTTCTTCTACTTGCTCTATCAAAAACTATCAACAAATCATCACCTGATATTCTTACATCAGGTATAACTGTACCACCACCACCACCTAAAGCGTGGTTAGGTATAATTGTTCCGCTTGATCCAGGAACAAATAACTCAGGGCCTCTTTCTCCCACAAGACTCATTTTACCTACAGGTGGGTTACCTCCATCAGCAAAAGCACCTCCCATCATTTGACCTAAAATATCTTTGAAGCCACTTGCTCCATCTCCACCGAATCCACCAATACTTGTTAGACCTGTCATTTTAAGTAAAGCAGATAATACTAATGCTTTGATAATCATCTTTAACATCATCTTACCTAATTCGATAAATATATTACCCAATCCTTCAAATAAGTTTTCACCACTAACTATCACGTCTGCAAATGAATCTGCAAAAGATAACGCAGTCTGTTCTCCAAACTCTTTTATAGCGTTATTAAATCTTTGTGTAGCTGCTTTAGCTGATTCTAAATCTGATAAGTATTGTTTATATTCGTCTTGGAAGTCAAATGGTGATGCTACGAATTCTTTTTTCTCTTCTCCTGTAGATTCAGAAGAACCTAAACTAGGCATACCTGAGTCAGTTCCACCAAATAAATTAGGGAGTTTTATATCAAGATTATCTAAACCACCTTTGATAGAATCGGTTAGTGATCCAAATTCGTGTTTATATTCTTTAGTCTCTTCTTTAGCGTTTTCTATATCTTCTTTCCAACCTGCAAATGGATTTATTGCCTGTGACTTTATTCCTATAAAGTCGTATAACTTTTGAAATCCTTGTACAAATTTATCAAATGGGGTGAGTAGTATTTGTATAATACTAAGCATAGTGTTTTTCCACCAACTCACATCGGTAAATCTTTCCCTAAATGCTTCCCAATTGTCTAGTATGTATTTTATTGCTATTGGAACTAAGGCTAGAGCTGCTATAATCAATCCTATAGGACTTGTAAGGGCGGCTAAGACTGTTCCTAATCCAATGTATGCAGCACTAAGACCGGCTACAATAAGTAACATTGGCCCTAGTAAAGCAGCTAAAGTTCCGATTACAATTATTATCTTTTGTGTGTTTTCGTCTAACTTAGCAAATTTCCCTGCCAAGGTTGTTATCCCCTCTATTAAGGGTGTAATCATATCTGAGATAAGAGCTCCTAATTCTAATTTTAAACCCTCTATAGCCGACTCCATTTTCTTGACTTTAGCAAAGGATGTTTGTCCCATTGCCGTAGCCATCTCGTCTAGTCTGCCGGTGTTAGTTTTGTATTCTTCAGTAAGTTCAGCTAACTTATCTTTATTTTGAGATAATATTAATAACTGGTTAGCTGCGGTAACACCTACTAATTCTTGTGCCTCGTTAAGGGTCATACTACCACTAGCAAGGTCATCTAGTGTTTCCTTGAATGGGATTCCCTCCTCATTCATTTTCATAAACACTTTCCTTAAGCCTGTACCTGCCTTAGATGCTTTGATACCATTATCCATAAGGACACCCATCATTGAAGATAGTTCTTCTATGTCTACACCTACTGCGTTAGCTGATGCTCCTGCGTGACCAAAAGCAGTAGAGAATGTACTAAGTTGTATGGATGAATTTGCAGCGGCACTAGCTAGTGTATTAGCTACTCTAGCCGAATCTGTACTTTCTAGGTTGAAAGCGTTTAAAGATGATGCCACAGTATTAGCAGCTAAAGATAAATCTTCTCCAGTTGCAAGGGCTAAGTCTAAGATAGACCCTTCCATCTCTTTAATAGCAGTAGGGTCGAAACCTTTACGACCTAATGTTAATTGTAGGTCAGATACTTGAGCAGCAGTAAATTGTGTAGTTGCACCTAATCGTTTGGCTTCCGAAGTAAGTATTTTCATCTCTTCGGCAGTAGCCCCGGTGACAGTCATCACCTTAGTCATACTATTCTCAAACTTAGAGAATGTATCAAAAGCAGATTTACCTAAAGCGGTTAATGGAGCTGAGACACCAAAAGATAACGTAGAACCTACCCTAGCTGCGTTTGAAGCAAAAGACTTTAAAGACTTGTTAGCCTTCCCTAAACCTGCCTCTAAGCCTTTTATATTGGCTGCTACAATTATCGATATAGTCTTTAATGAACCCATTTTACTTTTTAAGTTTTAATTTTTCGTATTTTTCTATAACAGATTGTATATGTTCTCTAGAGGCTATCTTTTTATTTGACTTCTTTTTGTCATCCCAAGGGAAAGGGAGTATCTCTGTTGGTTTCAACTTTTTCTTACTATGTGGTGCTAAACAAGAATGTACTATTATCCTTGTCTGTTCCCATCTATCCTGGATCAACTGCTCTTGATAGTCGTTAAAACCTTGTAGTTGATTGTTGAAGGCCCTAGGGGTTAAGTTATAAAGTTCATCATAACTCAGCCCCATCCTGCCTAAACCTATTTGTTCGAGTCTATCCCAATCAATCTCACCGGATTGTTCATCAACTTCCTCCCCCTCAACTACTTTCCCTCACTCTGAGGTTGGTCGATTTGGAAGGCTTCAAATATTTCGTTGATTTTTGAGAAGTCCTCATTGTCAAGCCAATTTTCAATATCGCTAATCTTGTGCTTAAATGGTTCGCCAATTTTCTTAGCACCATACTTTAATCCAAAATATGCAATAATTCCAATGTGGTCAATCTCTGACCCTAACTGATTCATTTCGTTTAACTTTAAGCCACACTTATTACAAATGTCTTTTAAAGCTAAATAACTAAATCTAATCGGTCTTTCTTGACCGCCAATGTCTACCTTTTTCATTTTTATTAGTTTAAATTAAACTGTCTGTGGTGTTAAATCACCTGTTCCTTGTAATGTAACTGAGAATGTTGCGTTTTCCTCCACTCCTGCATCCATTGATAAACTAGTGACTTTAACGTAACCTGCGTAAGCAACGTCATTACCGCCAGTAAGTCTCTCGCTAAATCTAACAAATACAGAGTCACCGGTATTTAAATCATCAAGTTGTCTTTTGAAATCCTCATCCTGAGTAAAGTCTTGTAAAGCATCTGTAGTGATTTCAAATGTTTTCAAGCCGGGAGCGTATTCTGCTAAACCTAATGAATCCTTATTAGTGATGTCTCTTAATTCGTTGCTAGTAGTTAAAGTTGCAGATGTGCTATAACCTATTGGTTGGTAACTATTATTAGTCTCACCATCTTGGGTAACAGTTACATCTATTTTAGTGTAATCAACTTCAGTATCATCATCAGGAGTGATTGTAACAGGATCTACGTCACCTGCATAATCATTTGTTATAGTTAAAGTAGAGCTATAAGTACCTGCATCAACATTAGAAACTAAAGCGGTTTCGTCTGAATCTGAATAAGCATCTATAGCTAGTCTAAGAACAGTACCTACATCGTTACCATCCCTAAAATTAGTACCAATAAAGACCCTTAATGGAGCTGCTTTTACACCTGCTGCACTATATAGGTTGTTAACAAAAACATAACCCCCTTGGATTCCATCTACTATTACTATATCTTGACCTTCAAAATCAAATTTAATTATTTGAGCTTGGTCAGCCGGTGATTTTTTATAAACTAATAAATCCGATGCGTTTTTAATTGCCATAATATAATGGATTTAAAAGTTAATACTATGCTAATGCTCCTGTTCCTTGTAGAGTTAGAGAGTAGGTAGCGTTTTCTTCTACACCTGCATCTAAACTAATAGAAGTAATGAAAGCCTCTCCTGTGTAAGTTTGGTTTGCCGTTCCAGTACCAAAGCTAACTTCTACTGCTGGTGTTGCTGATAACATCTCTGTAATCAAAGCATCTACGTTATTTGTACCTGTAAAATCTACAAACCCATCTCCTGAGATTTCCCAAGACTTTAGACCTGCCAAAGACTCAGACCATCCTGCACTTGACTTTGTAGTAGAGTCTCTCATTTCTCTTGAAATAGATAGAGAAGCACTTGTACAATGTAGTATTGCATCTGCCGGAGTTGAACCTGCGGTTGAATTGATTTTTACAACGATGTCTGTTGCGTTTACTATTGCCATTTTATTTAGTTTTTAATTATTAAACAATTGAAAGTTAAGTTTTTGTAGAACTTTTCGGGTGTCTTAAAATATTCATCATCTAGATTTTCAAATCTAAACTTAGCAGTATAAGACTGACCCACTTCGGTATATGATACCTCGTACAAATCTAAAGCATCTACAACCGCTTTAGCTTGATTATATGTTGTTGCGTAGTCATCAGCAAAACAAGCTATGTTTACAGACACATCGCAAGAATTTAAAGAACTTCCTTTTGACATAAAATTAGATACGTTTCTAATCTCATAAGTTGT